GTTTATACCGTGAATTTCAAATGGATTATTACTACTCATCTCCAAAGTACCTATTTATTCTTTTTATAAGGTTATTATTTATTTTATTTCTCTCTTTATAATAACGAATCATCCGTTCATCTTTATCAATTTCTGCTCTCATAATCTCTGTTCTAAAATGATCGTGATGCAGATTTGCTCGTAAAAAATGCAGTTCGTCTCGGTTGAGTTGTAGTTTGGGTAATTTCATTCTATTTTCCTCCCCTTTTGGGGTGTTCATTTTATAAGAATTGAATTATAATTCATTTTTGGAATAATTAAAACAATTTTATGAAATTAAAAAACTATTTATTGAACCACAAACATACGCAAAGGTCATTTATTGAGGAGATAGAAATGGCGAAAGGAATAAAAGTTCCACAGGGCACTTTAGCCAAATGGATTCTTGGAGTAAGGATACCAAGAAAAGAAGAAATGCTTATAATATATGATGTAACTGAAGGGCAAGTACAACCTAACGATTTTTATGGCGTAACGCCACCAATATGGAGTAAAGAATAATGAGCTATAAAGTTGAAATGATGAATGTAAATATGTTGAAAGAATACGAAAACAATCCTCGTATAAATAAAAATTCTATAGAAAAAGTAGCAGACAGTATACGGTCATATGGTTGGAAAGTTCCTATAGTTGTAGATGAAGATATGATTATCTTAGCAGGGCACACTAGATTAAGTGCAGCTAAATTGTTAGATATAAAAGAAGTTCCGACACATATTGCAAAAGGTCTTACAAACGAACAAAAAACTGCTTTTAGAATTATGGATAATAAATCACAAGATTATTCAGAATGGAATAATAAGCTATTAGGTGCTGAGTTTGAAAAGTTAGCTTCAAGTGATTTTGATTTAGATATGACCGGATTTGATATTGATGCAATTAACAAAATTACGAATGGTGTTTTTCTAGAGTTTGAAGCTCCTAACCTAGAAATGACAGAAACTGAATGGCAAGTTGAAGATGTCCATATACCAGAAACTAACGTAAAACAATTTATGTTATTATTTAATATCAAAGACATAGAAGAATTAAAAAAAATGATAGAAGTGCTTCGTGATACATACAATATAGAAAGCCCTTCTGATATAGTTTTTAGGGCTGTAAAAAATGAATACAAAAAAAATACCAATTTATAATCTCAAACCTAAATGCACATTTGAAGAGTCAAAAGAATTTGCAGGAAATTATGCTTCTGATAAAGATTACTCATTAGTAATTAGAGATGACTGTGACGCTTATAAAGAAAATGGAGAGCCTTTATTTTTCTATCGTAAAAACCGTATACCTGCAGACATATGCAAAACAGCTTACAAGAACCTTAGAAACGCAGCAACGGTTTCAGAAAATAGGGGTATGGCAGCAGGACCTCTAGATACAGAAGAACATATAAAACATAAACAACAAAGTAAACACAGATTCCAAAGAATAAAACCTGATGGAACATTAAGTCGCGTTACGAGATCAAAAAAAGTTAATTCAGGAATAGCAGGTTATTTTGACAGAAACGCAAGATTTCCATATTGTAGACAAACGGCTTTTACAGAAAAAAACAGAGAAGAGTTTTTGGCTTCTATGCCTTATTTACAAGGTATAAGTTCTCTTTTTAAAGAAGCCTGTCCTGAGCGTTATAATAACCAATATGAATACGCTAAAAAAACCAATAAAGATTTTTTAATAACGAATACAGTTTTTAGCACTATCACTGTGAACAAAAATTTTCGTACAGCTTATCATACAGATGCAGGAGACCTCAAAACTGGATTAGGGAATATAGCAGTCCTAAAAGCAGGTAAATACGAAGGTGGTTATACAGTTATTCCTAGGTACGACTGTGCTTTTGATTTAGGTAGTGGAGACGTTTGTTTCTTTGACGTTCACGAATATCACGGGAACACAAAACTTGTTGCTAATACGCCTTACGAACGTATTTCAGTCGTTTGTTATTATAGAGAAAATATGTCTGATTGCGGTAGTATGCAAGAAGAACTAGAAAAAGCAAAAAATAGAAAACTAGGAGATAGTCTTGGAAGAAAATCGGCAACTGCTGAATGAAGATACGAACGACAGTATAATACCTATTGGTTCAAAAAACTGGGCAGATTATCTATATACGCCAACACCTGTAGAGCAGAAATCAGATGGGGTTTATTATAAAAGGGAAGATAAATTTTCTCTGTTTGGTATAAACACCTTGAATGGTGCTAAATGTAGACAGTTGCTATATCTATTTGAATCAAGACCCAAGGGTGTAAATACAGTTGTACATGGCACGAATGTTAACGCTTCTCCACAAACGCCCATGACAGCAGCTATGGCAAAACATTACGGATTGAGATGTATTCAAGTAGCAGGTGGAACTAATTTTGAATCTATATCACAAAAAAACTTACCTCTTTTCGCTACTATGTTTGATACTGAATACGACTTGTCATGTCGTAGTGGGTTTAACGTAGGCGTACAAAAGCGTGTGCAAACCATTATGAAAGATTTTGATAACTGCTTCACTATAGAGAGAGATATAACTTTAGACCATAAGCTACCAACTAATGAGGTTTCAAATATAAGAGCATTTCATGAAGTGGGTGCGTGCCAAGTTAAGAATATTCCTGAACATATAGAAGATATAGTTATCCCTTTCGGTTCTGCAAATTCAGCTACATCTATCCTGTTAGGTCTATCCATGTATAAGCCAAAGAATGTTAAACGCATCTATTTAATAAATGTTGGAGTTGACAAAAGAGATTTTATGTTTCAAAGGTTAAAACTTATGGGAGCAGACGTTTCTAAATACGAGTTCTTATGGCATGACACTAAAGTACCCTATGGAAAACTTTTCAAAGGAGTTCAGCAAGACGATATAACATTTCATCCTCGGTACGAAGCTAAAACTATCAAATACATGAGGGCTAAATTACCTGAACTTATAAAAAACACTACATTGTTTTGGAACATAGGTTCATACCCTGATATTAATACTACAGCTAAAAATGCAAATCTAGATATACCAAAAAAAGTTATAGAATATTCAGTTCCTGTAAAGAATAATGTTGGTACATTTTGTAAAATAAATAATATTACCCCAGTAAAAGAACTTAGATACGGAATGGATTTTCGTGAACCACAATATCGTAGAGAGGTTTTTTTACGATTTTATGAATTCCACCTAAAACATAAGAGCCATCCTGGAGGTGTTTATTTTGCATTCCCTTGGTTGACAGAAAAATATTCATTAGACACAGAGCAACAACTTTGGTTAGCATTTATAAATGGATGCTCTCAAAATATTATAACTTCTTGGCACATATTTAATAAATTCCAAGAACCTTATGGGTTGAATGTAGACTTAGTAGATGATTGGTGGAATAAAACACAACATAAATTTAAAGCTGGTTCTGGTTGGGATTCTGATAGAAGATATTTTAAAGCAGGGAAAACAGGGTTGCCCAATTGTATGCGTTCTTATATTGAGCAAGTTAAAAAATTTGGTTCACAAGAAGAAATGTTTAAGTCTCTATGCACGCACAACGACCCACACCGAAATTTTGAAAAAGTTTGGGACTTTGTAAAAGATAACTTCTTGTCTTTTGGAAGGCTTTCCACTTTCTCTTATTTAGAATATTTGCGTATTCAGGGCTTAAATATTGAGTGTAACAATCTATTTTTAGATGATATTAATGGCTCTCGTTCACACCGAAACGGACTCTGCATAGTTCTAGGTAGAGATGATTTAGACTGGCATAAAACGAAAGTGACATATACGAAAGAAACGACAGATTGGTTAAGTGAAGAAGCTGCATCATTGTTAACAGAAGCAAAAGAACGCTTTCCACACGAAGATTGCGGTTATTTCACTTTAGAGTCAACACTTTGCAACTATAAATCTTGGCATCGTCCAAATCGTAGATACCCTAATGTTTATATGGATATGTTTCATGACAGAATTAAGTACGCAGAAAAAGAATGGGGTTTGGAAGAAGGGAAAATATTTTGGCAGATGAGAGAAGACTGTTTGCCTAAACCATTAAGGCTAGAGGACAATAAAAAAGATCGCGGACTTTGTTCTGAGAAACAAAATCATTACTTACACACTGGTCAACCAGTAATGATGAATAGCGAGTGGGAATGTTTTAATAATGACTACAATCGTTTGATAACCTAATGAAATGTGTAGCTATCGGAGGTGTTCCTGCTACTGGTAAAACCACATTAATGAAAAATATTATTGATATATTACAACCAAAAAAACAATTTAAGTTTGGATTACTCAGAGGTTATATTAAAGATAATATTTCTATATTAGGGGTTTATAAACAAGGAGATGTTTTCGGTGGTACTGATAAGTTATCTATGGCAGTACAAAAAGACTATAAAATGTATGTAGATAAAATGATAATGGACTGTATATTTGAAGGCGATAGATTATTTACTAAAAATAACCTTTTAGAACTCTGCAACAAATATGAAACTAAAATTATTGTATTAGAAAATGATGAAGATACTCTTAAATCTAGACACCAACAAAGAGGTGACAACCAAAGCGAAATATTCATAAAAGGCAGAACAACAAAAATAACTAATATATTATTAGAAGAAGATTTGAAACCACACACAACTATACATAAATTAAACAGCTACGAAGAAAGCAAAGATTTAGCGAATAAAATTGTTGAATATCTTAATCATTAAATCTTGATGTGTAATCTTCCCAACTGTCATCCTTATCTTCATATTTAGTAAACCCATGTGTATTTATATTGTAAGTAAATTTAGCTTCACCGATTTTTCCATATAAACCCTGTTCTCTGATCTTTCTTGTAATCACACTGGTTGAGTTCTCGTCAAAGTCTCTATGAACTGTTAAAACAGCATCTGCTTGGTTGTGCCAATGTGCTGCACCACTGATATCGTATGCTGTAGGTGGGCTATAAGAACCATCATTAGATTTCGGCAATTTTGTAGGATGGGCTATGACCCAACATATAACTTCGTATACTCTTGTGAATCTTTTACAGAGGGAAATAAAATCTCTTATATGCTCATCTTCTCTTTGATTCCCTTGTCTAACCGCAGATACCTCGTTGAATGGGTCTATTACTAAACCCTTAACGCCATGCTTATATATTGCACTCTTTGCGATATTCAATATTAAATCTATTGAAGGTATGCTGTCTTTAGTTTCTATGAAAAAGAAATGTTTATGAATAAAATCTAATCCTTGATTTAATTCAACTTTAGTCATTCTATTAGAAAAACCTTCGTCAAAAGATTTACCTAAATACATTTGAACTAATCTTCTTATATGCATTGACGTTGAATGTTCAGGGGAAAACAATGCAAACGACCAACCATGATTAATAGCTAATTTTATTAAGCACTGATCAAGAAAAGCAGACTTACCGTGGTTAGGTATACCTGTTATTACAGTAAAAGTTCCTGTCATTGGTTTATATATCTCGTCAAGACCTTCTAAGCCTATCTCAGTGGGTTTCTCATAGTTCCCCTCATATAGGTCATGTATTTGTGTAAAGTAGTCTTTAGCAGTGTATAAGCCATCAATTGGATATGGTTCTGCGTTATCAATAATTTCTTTTAATTTTAAAGCACCATGTTTAATTAATACTTCGTTAGCATCTTTACAATTATCAGGAATCCTAACGAACCAACATATGTCTTTACCAAACCTATGAAGCAGTTCTTTATGTAATGCTTTGCCACTTGTGTCGTTGTCGGTAAATAAGATAATCTTCTTAGCTATTAATTTACAATTCTCTAGAGCCTTATATCTAGCATCTTTTACATCGCCTTTAAATTCTTTAGGAGCACCGTTAGGTAAAGTAGTTGCATTAGTTAGTCCACATTCAGCCAAAGATAGAACGTCCATTTCACCTTCAGTAAATATAACTGTTTCTGCCTTACATACCTTATCGTAATTATATAAGATTGATTTAGTATTGGCAGTCTGTCTAAATTGTTTATCTGTGGTTCTATATTTAATATTTGTTAAATTTCCATTCTCATCAAAGTATTGAAAACCTATCCAGTTGTTTTCGTTATATATTTTAAATTCGTTTATAGTTGACTCACTAATTCCTCTATCTTTAAAGAATCTAATCATAAAACTTTCTTGCTTTGGAATAAGTTTTGGTGGGGCAACATATACAGGCTTAACATAGGGTCTAAAAATGCTACCAGTCTTTTTACCACCCTTAAAGCCACAATGATGACAGTTCCAAACTACGCCGTCATCGTTAATAGTAACCGATAATGGATTATCTCTAGGTTTGTGTGGGGGCTGACAGCTAGGGCATTTTACTTTTTGATTACCTTCTTGTTGATGATTTAATTTAATTCCGTTTTCATTTAATGTTTGTTCAATAGTCATTTTATTATCCTGCGAGGTTGTTTAAGGTTTTATTCTTAATTGGTTTATTTATATAGTCTAAGTATCTTTGTTGATTCAGCCATGTAGTTGGATGGGGTATGAATTTTTCTTCAGTAGCTTCATTCTCATTTGCAAAAACTTTCGTTGCGTAGATGATTTTAGAATAAGTTTTTTCATCAAACTTTCCAAAACTTTTCTGAGCTTGAAACTTCCCTATTTTTCTAGGATATTCCTTCCAAAACATTTTAAAATATTCATCATTGAGATTCTTATTATTAGTTTTTGTATCATCTTTAGTATTGGAGGGTTCTGACACCCCTACCCTCAACGTCTGAACACCCCTAGGGGTTTCTACACCCATACCCAACTTCATGTGATATCTATTGCTCGTATATCCCCCATTAATAGTTTTTCTATGTTCTATTTGTAGGTAACCTAGTTCTTCAAATTCTTTTATAGTCCTTTGTATACCCTTTGTATCTTTTAGACCAATTATTTTAGCTATATGGTTATACGATGGGTAACATGTTCCATTCTCATCGGCATAGTTACCAAGCAATACAAGGATGAGTTTTTTTGTTGGTGTTAAACCTTCAGTCTTTAATGCGTGATTAAGATATTCAATTGACATTTATTTCTCCTTTTCAATTTATATTTAATGATAAATTAAATTTGATAATTAAAAAACCCCTTTTGGAATAATAACTATATTATTTTCTAGTTTTTGCATAGACGATTTGTTTATCAAGACCATTATCGTCATAACGATTGTTGATATCAGTCTTAACCTGTCGCATATTAGAGAATATAAATTCTTTGACTATTAAATTGTCAAACACCCAAAATGAAGACTCCCAAGCCTTGTATTTTTCGTTACCACCTATATACATTGAGTCAACAGCAAACTCAATTTGTATGTATTTACTTAACCAATAAGTATCAAATTTTCCTCTTACCTGTCTACGGCACACACCCTTTTTATGAAGCCAAGAAGCCAAAGCATCGTATGAAATTTTATTAGGAGACCTAAGTTCTATTTTGTATACGTTTTTCATTTTCATTTCGTTAATCATAGTTAGTCTTTGTTGTAAATTTAAAAGAGTTGAATAATGAAGCTAGCATCATCAATCATTATTACTTGCGTCGCGTGTTTTAATTCTTCTATTGATTGGAATTCTCTACTGTAATCTTTTTGGAAATCATCAAGGTTTTCATACTCACAGTATTCACAACATAAGGCTATTACATCTAACTCCATTGGTTCTGACATTCCCTCTTCACACTCTGCTAAGTGGTAGAACAATACTTTTAAGCCTTCGTGGGTGAACTGCTCACGTCTACCCATGTCACAGAAGGCTTTTCTAAAATCGTCTACATCTATAGTCGTGACCATTATTTACCCCACTTAGTTACGAATTCTTTATCAGATATATTCTTATCTTCATAATCCTTTTGTTTCTGTAATTTCTTTATTCTTTTTTCTAGGTAAGCAAGTGCAGTTATTTTATAATCTTTGTCACACTTATTATTTTCAATCAAACCTCCAAAGATTATATATAACTGAACAAGGCTAAGACTTCTTAGATGTTTTTGTACGGCTTGTGGTATTTTTCTTTTAGTCATTATTTCCCCCTTCTTTTATAAGTACCATTTGAAAATGGATTGAAGTTTTTATCATTACCATCAACATCTGTTATATAAACATTTGATTGACCTACCACTTCAGGTTTAGCCATTTTATATATCTTTCCATTTTTCAATTCATCAACCATTGATGGGGTTTGTTCATGGAT